CCCAGGCTACAGGTTCACCATTTTCAGTACGTCTGCGCAACTCTAGGAGCATATTGCGGCGACGGTGAAAAGCAGTGACATCTCGAAGTCCACCATACGTTGAAATTGTCTTAACGTTGGTTGAGGAGATGATAGCCTTGGAAGTGAAGTATCGTCCTTTATCTTGGATGGAAGCCATATGTACCATATAAGGAGAGTTGGATTTGAGACCAATCAACTCAGTGATATCACATGCTCCGTCGAGGACTACTTGTGCGAGGTCATCGTAGATAGTAATGGTTTGACCCATATAACCATCCCAGTATTCTGTGTCAACAGTTCTGGTATAGATCAGGTTATCTTTGGGCCATTGCATCACGCAACGGAGATCTTCTGCAATTTGATTCATGCAAGCAGATTTTCCGCCACCAGGTGCACCATACAGGCAAATGTGGAAGGGATCAATTCTGTAACGTTCACCTCCTTTGAAGGAAATAACTTGAGAACGGAGGTCCTCAATCTTCTTTTGTGAGCGAACGAGAGCAGATTGAATATTAGAGGGGGCATTATTGATCATAGCTATTTTACATAATTCGTGAAGGTTGTCATGAGCTTTGAGAACTCGAGTCTTGATATCATCTTCAGTTAAACAACGAACTTTCATTTCTTCGAGGTTCAACGTGTTGATTTCTTCAATAACATCGAGTGAGTTAGCCATCATGCCTCTGAGGATGTTTCCATCTGTAACAGACAATTCTGGGATCAACTTCTCTTGCATAAAGGTAGTAAAAACATTAATGGCATCCACACCAACTTTGATTCCGGACAAAGAACGTCCAAGATCTCCAAGTCCCTTAAGAACACGCGTCCCGGAGGATTTGCAACTAAGGTTAAGGAAATACATCAGCACTCCGCAGCACAACTGCATAATCATGGGTAGATTCAATGCAGTGCCCTGTTGAACTCTAATCGGGAAGTCATCCTGTTTGAACATATCAATACAGAAAGTGATGAACTTGTGTGACAAAAGTGCTGAGGCACCTCCAAGCATAGCTCGGAAAAGTGGGTTCTCTGCGAAATCGCGAAGAGTGTAAATGGTGACACCAAATACGAGGGCAGAAACCAAAAGCTTCCAGTCCACAGTGGGGAGCATCTGTGAAAACCAGTTACGAACGGTAATGGAAGCATCA